AAGGTCGGCAAGGATGGAGTCCCCGGGAACGACCGAGATATCCGCCGATCTCGATTGTGCGCGACGTGCTGAATCGGCCGGATACTGATTGGCCGCTACCGCCCCTGCACGGGATCGCGAAGAGTCCGATCCTGCACCTGGACGGGACGATCGTTGCTGTGGAAGGATATGATCCGATGACCAGGACGTATCTCGCGCCGGAAGAGGGGTTCGTGTTGCCCCCGGTGCCGGAGACCGACGAAGGAAGAGGTGGAGGCCGCGAAGAAGGTGCTCCTGGAAGTGCACTGCGACTTCCCCTGGGTAGACCCGGCGAGCCACTGGAACGCGGTCGGGGCTATCTTGACGGGCATTTTCCGGCCGATTATCGCCGTCCGGTGCCATGCTGGATGCTGGTGAAACCGCAGGCCGGCACCGGGGCATCGCTCGCACAAGGAGCGACGTATACTGCGATCACTGGAGAGACCCCGCCGGCGAGTGTGACTCCGAAGTCACCCGAAGAATGGGAGAAGCGTGCCCTGTCTACCCTGGTGTCCGGGGCTCCGGCGCACATCTGGGATAACCTGGAAGGGGACTTCCGGTCGGACGTATTGGCGGCGCTCCTGACGGCGTGGGAGTGGAAAGGCCGGGTGCTCGGGAAGTCCGAGGACATCTGGGTCCCGCAGCGGACCGTCTGGATGGCGAACGGGAACAACGTGCAGATCGGGGGGGGACCTTGCCCGCCGCCTCTATCTCTCCCGCATGGATGCGGAGCAGGCTATGCCATGGCTCCGGAGGATTTCCAGCACCCCGATCTGATCGGCTGGGTGAAGGCGCACCGGGGTCGCATTGTGGCGGCGGCGTTGACCCTCGGCCGGGCATGGATTCGGGCCGGGTGTCCGGACCCTGAAAAGATGCCTCCGCTCGGAGGGTTCGAGGATTGGCGCCGGATTGTCGGCGGGGTCCTGGAGTTCGCCGGCGCAACCGAGTTCATGGCGAACGCGATGGAGACTTACCTGGAGGCTGACGTGGAACTCCGACAGTGGGAAGCGTTCCTGTCGGCGATCTATGACTCGTTCGGGTCGACTCCCTGGACGGTTGCTGAATTAAAGGCCCGCCTGGATCGCGAGGTCAAGGAGGTGACCGCGTTCAAAATCAGGATCACGGACTGCCTGCCGGACGATCTCGGGGGCCGCGTTCAGTGACCCGCGGCCGNTCGTTCTCCCATACTCTCGGGCGGGCGCTCGCCCGGCAGGACCGCCGCCGGTTCCCCTCGGGGCTGATGATCGCACGCGGGCAGACGGTGAACCGGGCCGTACAGTGGGTCATTGTGCAGACGAAAGAGACCGATCCGAAACTCATAGACAAGGGAGGGTGCCGTGAGCATGACACAGACGATTCGACNGGGAAANAAACTCATAAAACTCATAAAATTTTTGACCGGGAAACAAACTCATAAAACTCATAAACTCATTCGAGAGGGTTGCGCGATAATTTCGACCGGGAAACAAACTCATAAAACTCATAAAACTCATGGAAAATCGACTGGAAACAAACTCATAAAACTCATAAAAAGGGGCGCCGTAGATGAAACTCATGAGTTTCTTAAGGCTTCTCCGCGCCGCGATGAGGAAACAACCAGAGATATGAGGAGATTAGATTCACTGTATGAGTTCTATGAGTTTCCCCCAACCCCAACGCGTGAGGAAAAACNGTACAATACTAAGAGTAAAAACATGTACAAGAAGGGACTGGAAACAAACTCATAGAACTCATAAACTCATAAGGCTGCAGGGGGCGGTCTGAGTGGTGGCCNCTACCCCNGCCTCCCGCAAGGCCAAGGGNCGGCGNCTNCANCAGGCGGTCCGGCAGGACCTGNTCGANCNCCTCGGNATCGACCCCGGGNGACNTCNNGNNNACGGCGATGGGACAGTCNGGNTGNGANCTCTACCTCTCNCCGGCNGCCCGGGCACAGTTCCCCTTCGGGCGTCGAGTGCAAAGCGCCAGGAACGGATCGCNNTNCCGGNGTGGTGGCAACAATGCANCCGAAACGCGGCAGCAGAGGGTCTCACCCCTCTCCTCATCCTGAAGCAGAGCCGGCGGGAGNCGCTNGCCGTGCTCCGNTGGGAGGACCTCCTCGCGCTGCTGCGACAGATGGCNGANCTCAATGCGTGGGGNGGGTTGGTGAGCGACGGCATCCTCACCGCAGCGAAGTATCCGGACGAGTTCCAGATCCTCTCCCTATCAAGCCTCGCCGTGCACTACAGGGACCACCTCTGNAGCGGGGACGATCACCGATGGCAGAACCTCGCCGAGGGGTTGACGGGGGGCCGGGCATGACACTGGAGATCGACCGCATCTACTGCGGCGACTGTCTCGACCTCATGCGCGAGATGCCGGACAAGAGCGTTGACCTCGTGCTGACCGATCCGCCGTATGGGATTGGGATGGATGGGGGCTGTATTGGGTACAAAGGAGCAAACGTCTTTGATAAACTCGACTGGGATGTATCCCCTCCGGACGCCTCCTACTTCCACGAGATGTTCCGCACCTCAAGGAACCAAGTGATTTTCGGAGGGAATTATTTTAACCTCCCTCCCACACGAGGGTTCATTGTTTGGGATAAGGGGGCTGGATTTAAGGGGAGGACATATGCCGAGTGTGAGTATGTGTGGACATCGTTTGATCAGAACGCGAGGATCTACAAACGGGACCCCTCTTGCGCAAGGGGACTACCATGGAAGACTTCACCCGACGCAGGAAACCGGTCCCGCTCTTCGTCTGGATTCTGGAGAGGTATTCAAAGCCGGGCGATCTCGTCCTCGACCCCTTCCTCGGCTCCGGCACAACGGCGATCGCCTGCCTCCGCACCGGAAGGCACTTTATCGGCATCGAGAAGCACGAGCCCTACTTCCTGAAGGCGCAGGAGAGGATCGACAAGGAGCGAGCGCAGGTACGGCTCTTCGATGCACTGGGAGGGGTGACAGCATGACCCGCCTGATCCGCGTCGAACTCTGCGACGAGTGCCCCCATGCCGCCGGCTCCCGGAGCTGCCGGGCAAGCCAGTGGTGCGACGAGGGCGGCATCCTCCGCTGCCGAAAGTTCACCGACTACCCTCTCATCCCNGANTGGTGCCCGCTGGAGCAGGTCGCCCCTGACTGGAGGCCGCCCGCGACCATCGACCTCAACGGCCCGCCGCGCTACAGCCGGGGCATGACCGACGGCACCTCGGCCTCTAACCTCGACTGGAGGCGGTCGCCGTGACCCCCTCTCGGCGCTGTCATATGTGCGGCGGCCCGGTTACTGACTCACAAGGACAACTGGAGGGGTGCCCTACTATGTGCGGAGACTGTCTGGATCGATATTATGTTGGGGGGCGAGGGACTACCCACGGTGACCCCATTGATAAGATCCTATTCTGGATCTGTATGGGGTGGATCGCGCTCTGCGGAGTCGCGCTGCACGCGGCGATCTGGTTCGGGTTCGTGAGGTGCTGTTTATGACCACTCCGCCCGCCGCGCTACAGCCGGGGCATGACCGACGGGGGGACCATGCTCCCTGTCTACGATATGCTGACCGAGGAGGCGAGCCCCATGCCGCGGATTGAGATATCTCACGAGGACGCCGCCGATATCGCCCGGCTCTGTTACCTCCTCGAGCCAGGGGTGGTCCTCACTCGGGCGGAGGTGGTCCACCGGGTCCTCGTCGAGTGGCGGCAGGCGAAACTGGCGAAAGTGGCGAAAGTGGCGAAAACGCCATAATCTACCCTATTTATCTATTNGGNGGGCCTATACNCTCCTGATTGTATGNCCCTTGACAANCGGCGCCAGGTCGCCGAACGGATCATCGCCCTGCTCCGGGCGGAGGGTTATGTCCGGACGGGGGCGAGATCAACCGCGAGACCGGCGAGTGTCGGATCAACCTCGTCGGCGAAGATGACTCGATGTGGATCAATATCCGCGATGCTCCCCCATCTCTTCTCGCTGAGTTCTGCAACGTCTACGAGGAGATCCACGCGCTCGGGTTCGGGCTCATCCATTCCTGCATCCGGCTGCGGCCGCTCGGGTACAGTGAGAGTCGCGAAGGAGGACCTCTCGCCGGAGCTCAAGCGGGACCTGGGAACCGAATATCATTACTACAAGGCGGCGTTCTGGGTGCCTCGAATTGTCGTCGCCCTGGCGATCCTCGTGGCCACCGGCAGCCTGGAGACGGTTGGGCATCTGCTCGGGTGGTGATAGTCGGTGGCTCGGACGAACGTCGGCGCGGCCGCGAAGAGCTCCGTCCGCCGCATCCGCTCCACCGAAAAGACACTCAAGGCGCTCGAACTCAGGAAGCGGGGGATGAACTACACCCAGATCGGCAAGACGTTAGGGTGCGCCCGGAACACCGCCTGCCGCTACGTCTTATCAGAACTAGAGAACCTCGCCGAGAGATGCCGGGAGGAGGCCGTGCACGTCCGCGACCTCGAACTCCAGCGGCTCGACGATCTCTACCTCATCGCCTACCGCGCCATCATCGACGGCTACGACCTCGCCGGGATTGACCGCTGTCTCCGCATCATGGAGCGCCGGGCGAAGCTCCTCGGACTCGACGCTGCTGAGAAGGTCGAACATTCCGGCGACCTCGTGATCAACCTCCGCTCCGTCGACATGGGAGTCCCGGATGAGTGACGAAGTCCCATTCACCGCCATCAACTCCCGGTTCCTCCAGGTCTTCAAGGAGAATCCGGACGCCCGGGAACTCGTCTTCTACGGCGGGTCGGGGTCGAGCAAGTCGACCAGCGTCGCACAGATCCTCCTGAAGCAGTTCCTCGACACGAAGCAGCCCCCGGTCCGCATGCTCTTCTCCCGGAAATGGCTGTCCGCGCTAAAGAACACCCTCCTCGTGGACTGCATCCGCATTCTGCAGGCGTGGGGGGCTTACGACCGGATCGAGCACAACAAAAACGAGTCCTTCATGCTCTTCGGGAAGAATCGGATCGACTTCCTCGGCCTCGATAATCCGGAGAAGATCAAGGGTGCCGAATACACCCATATCTGGTTGGAAGAAGCGACGGACTTCGACCTTGAAGACGTCCGACAGCTCCGCCTCCGTCTCGGCCGGAACAAGGCGAACGAGAACGCGCGGTATATCTTCACGTTCAACCCGATCGACGCACAGCACTGGACCTGGACCGATCTGGTGCAGGTCGAGAAGCCCGGGCGCGTCGTCCACCTCTCGACGTACCGGGACAACATCCGCAACCTCTCGCCGGAGTGGATCGCAGACCTCCTTGCTCTCGCCGAGCAGGACGAGAACTATTACCGCATCTACGCGCTCGGCGAACCCGGCATCCTGCAGAACGTCATTTACACGAACTATCGGGTCGCCGACTATCCGGTCCCGTATCCGGACTGCGTCGGCATCGACTTCGGCTACAACAACGCGACCGCCATCACCGGCATCAAACAGCTCTCGGACCGCTTGCAGGTCTGGGAGATCCTCTACCAGTCCCGCATGACCAACACCGACCTGATTGCCTGGCTCAAGGCCCGCGCCGGCATCTGGTATATCTCCGGCGACACCCCTCTCTACGCCGACAGCGCCGAGCCGAACCGCATCGAAGAGATCCGGCGCGCCGGGTTCAACGCCCGCCCGGCAGACAAGAGCGTCAAGGACGGGATCGACTTCTGCAAGGCGCAGGCGCTGGAGGGTCCACAGCAGCGCCGCCAACCTGATCCGGGAGATCCGGACCTACAAGTATCGCGAAGACCGTAGCGGCCGAGTCTATGACGAACCGGTCAAATTCAACGACCACGCAATGGATGCGATGCGTTACGGCGCATATTCCCATTTCGGGCAGCGCCGGGCCGTCACCATCCCGAAAGAATGGCTCTCGTTCGGAGGGCGGGCGTGACCCTCGCCGGATGGCTCTCCCTGGCATTCGGGCTACTCTTCGGCTCGCGTTCGCTGTCTGTATCGTCGGAGGATAATCTATGGTAGAATC